TGGTTGTAATGCCGTGCTCTTCTAGGTAGGGGAAGAATACGTTGGTATAAAATTGTTCAAAATACTCCTGGAAGAGTTTTGACCCCCGTCTTGCTCCCCAGTGTGTATCAGTAATTATTGCGACTTTCATCAATTACGTAGTTTAGAGGAAATGCTATCTTTAATCGAATTGTACTCTGAGGATGTGTATCCGTCAACATCTCCGTCCTCAGAGAATACAACTTCAAATCCACTCTTCTCAATAATCTTTGCCTTGATTTCCATCTGCTTCTTTTCTTTCTGAATCCGTCTCAGAAAAGCATAGTTGATAATCTGAGTGAAGTATGCAAATGGATTCCTGGACTTCTCTGGATCAAAATTGTAAATGTATTGAACACAGTTTTCAATGCCATCACTAATCATGTCCTCTTTGAACATGTAGTTTACAAAGTTTGGTTTGTATGAAAGGTGAGTAGCAATCTTTAAAAAACACTCCCCAATATACCTTGGGATACGAGGTTTTGGCAAATCCTTTGTTTTGGCAATCTCAATCTCTTGTCTGTAGTCAATCAGGGCAGCAAGAAACTCTTTATTGTTTACATAGTGCTCTGACCTTTTTCTTTTGGGCATTGTTGTACCTAACATAAGTTTTACTATATCATCATATGATCATAGTATAGCATTTAATAATAAAATCAACAAGCTTGACTCATTAAACAATTACAAGTAGAATACCTTTGTTAGGGTTGATAGATGAGATATAGCTTTAATTAAGAGTCTTTACTAAGGTCTTTATTCGCAGAGTCTTGTTTAAAGATCTTCTCTAGTAATTGTTTTGCGTCTTTAACGCTGGAGAGATAACCCATTCTCCTATCTATACTAGGATGTTCTCCTGGTTTTTTTAGTCGGTTAAACGACCGTACAAAGTTTTGATAAATTTGAATAATATCTATATCACTTGACTCAGACATTACCATAACGTTATCTAAGTCAATTATAAATGTCTCCTCTGAAGTAGTCTTCAACCAGGGTTCAAGTTTATATCCAATAAGGTTGCCATTTCTTTCTACGCTTTCAATGGTGACTGGATGGTCCAGTATTAACATAGTTCTGTCATCCTCTTCTGAGGCAGCAACTTTTGCAAAGATTTCCTCACCTGATTTTAGTTTTATGGTACTGTAGAAATCGTCTTCTGTCATTTTTTTAAGTCGATGGACAATATGTCATAATTAAATTTCTCTTCATTGTAGATTTTAATCCTTTCAATGAGATGATTTAAAGTATAATTTTTTCTTTCATTTTTGGTGCAATCATCACCAATATCATAAAGCATTGCTTTTGTTTTGTTTTTTCCCTTTCTAAGTACACGACCAATGCTTTGAAGATTTCTGACTCTCGATTTTGAGGGTGAGGCAAAAATTACGTTGTGTAGATTGCGGATATTGATACCTGTAGAGAAGGTTCCGTATGATGCAACGATAATGGCATTATCCTCTCTTTCGGTAATGTCCCTAATTCTTTCTCGTTCCTCTGCATCTACTCCGCCATGGACAAAGAATACTTTGCGATTCTCGTCTACGGAATTATTTAGAAGATTAAAGATTACCTCACCATGTGTGGCAACCCGACTATAGAGAATCAAACTGTTGCCAGTTAAATCTTTAGCAAGATTTACAATAAACTTATTTCTCCTATCGTGTTGAATGAGATATTGTATCTCATCTTCATAGGTATCAAACTTTTGAGGAGCATGTTTTAAGACCAAACACATAATGTCAAGTTTTGATACATGACCCTTCTCCATCAACTCTGCAGTGCGAGTGATTTTGTATGCAGGACCAAACAGTCCCTCTAAGACCCACTTATGCGTCTGTGTGCCGTCTAGAGTGCCCGTAAACCCAAATCTATACTTAGCATGGTGTAGATGGGTCATAATGGACACCAGAGACTTGCTTTTGAATAGGTGTGCCTCATCTCCTATAACTACATTATAATTCTCAAAGAAAGATCTTGGTAGTTTGTATATTGATTGCCAGGTTGTAATCGTTACAGGTAAGTCTGTGTCTTTGTCTCTTCCCGAATAAATTTTGTGACAATATGATTGAGCATCCCAACCATAATCTTCGAAGTCTTTATACATCTGTTCTACAAGACTTGTCGTCGGAACAACTATCAGGATATTTTGTTTCTTGGCAGTATAAAACCTTACGAGCGAGTAAATCATCAGAGATTTACCACTTGCAGTGGGAGATATTAATAACCTTCTGTTATGTCTTAACGCATCGTACACCCCATCAACCTGATATTCTCTGGGAGTGTGACTACAAATAGACTTCATGTAGTCTTTAACTCCAGCACGAGAAATTACCTCATTGCACTCAAATGGGAGTCCGTAATACTTGTTATCTTTGAACTCATATGAATAACCTGCGTTCTCACAAAAACTTACAAGTTTATCTAAGAGTCCAACATATAATTGTTTTGTGTTGAGATTGTATAGATGAATCTCTCCATTCCAATGCCTCTTACGATACTGAGGCATGAACTTTGCAGATTCAACTTCAAATTTAAAATAATCTCGGAGTTCATAATCAATATGGGGTTCTGCCTTAATCTTCAGGAAAACCTCATTTGACTTTGATATAACCAAATCGGACATCAAAAATACTCATTCTATGTGAGTATTTAGTTTATGTATCTAAACTTAAAATCTACTGGGTCGTCTTCTCCCATTAACCAAGTCCTGAAATGAATCGATTAAACTCAATTGCATTTTTAATTTGGTAGTTGCGTTGGTGGATTTGTTTAATAATATCCTCCAAGTATGCAAGCATCACATCATAATAATCAATCTTCAATGATGATGCAGACAGTTTTTCATCGGCATCAAGATACTTTTGCATAGTATCTTTGTCCCTAATCTTTTTGGGGAATGGATTCTCTACATAAACATCTGGGTCTGCTTTACCTGCGAAGTATTCATATCTTTCATGTCTGATATTTTTTCTCTGTTGATCTGCTTTTTTTCTAAGCAAAATAATATTGTTGTAAATATCAAAATATTTTGCATGAAGTGATGGTATTTTTAACGATTCATTATGTAAGTTATCTGGATCAATAACTGAGTCCTTTGTCCACATCTCTTGGATCTTCGCAAGATCAAAGGTCATAATCGCTTACCTTTCATGTCGAATATATTGTAGATAGTATACTTGAAAGATACCTCTGCTGTAAAGTATTGATAATCCTCTACAGTAGCATCCAATTGCATTGGACCTAGGGCATATGGGAAGCAGTTTTCAAACTTAACTTGGAACTGACCAAGTTGCTTACTATTTAATACAATTAGTGTGGCATCAGAGTAAAGATTCTTTTGATCTGTAAATCCAGTGTAATCACCTTGATCTCTTTGCCACTCATGAATCTCTGCAAGTCTCTCTGGATAATTAATACCTCTCAACCAATTTTGTATCTCCATATAGTTGAGGAGTTCTTCATCAACCAAAAATTTTACGGTCAAATCCTCAAACACTGGTTTATCTCCAGGTAGAGGAATATTTTTGAGATAAGTTGGTTGCTCCGCAACGCCACAAGACAATCCAGGAATATTGACTTGATTTCCAGTAAAAGAAACGTATGGTGCTCTATTGACGGAGAACTTAAATCCAACTCCAGACAAATAGTTCCTATTCTCTAATTGTTGGGAGGATATACTCCTTGCTTTTGTGACTGCCATTGTCGTTTTAGAACTATTTATGGCAAGAAATAAAAAAGGGGGACACTTTAGTCCCCCAGATCATACATTATACTTTTACATGTCTTTAAGTTTTTCTTACAAAATGCTCTCACATAAGAATCTGTATCAACAGACATTATGTAGTGAGCGTATGTATGTATGCCTTGAATCATACAAAGGAACCCAACAGCGAGACCCACAAAATGGGTGGCGGGGTTGGAAATCATCCTGAGTAGATAATTTTTCATAAAAAAAGGGGTCCGAGGACCCCAATTTTACTGGACTCAGAAGGAGTACTTCAGACCCAGTTTGCCACCAACGTTCAGATCTTCGAATGCCTTATCTTCAGCAGTCAAGAATGAAACTTCACCATAGACGCCCAGACGCTCGGTTACGTCAACGCCAACGCCTGCCTTACCAGATGCACGGGTGGACAGTTCTTCGCCGTCAACAGCAACCAGTGCAGGACCGCCTTGGACATACCAACCAGCGTTCTCGCCCAGGGCACCTTCGTAACCTACGTGCAGGTCGGTGGTAGCGCCAGTGTAATCATCACCAGCCCAACCAGCATTGGTTTCCACGTTCACGTAGGGACCTGCAAAAGCAGCGCCTGCGGACATGGACAGTGCAGCGGTCGCTGCGAATACAGATTTGATCATTTTAGATACCTCGTAAATTTACTTGCGGAATGGTTACCCGCAGATGAAGGATTGAGTTGTCTCAATCGCTGTGATTAATATACCACCATTTGGTGGGTCTGTCAACAGATGGAGCGCGAGTAGTTGAGGCGGTCATCTGTTGTAAAACGTTACAT